CCGGGCTCACGAACCAACTCAGGGCCACGCGCACCCAGCCTGAACCGACCCCCAACCGTCCCGCTTGCATAGACGATCTCGCCGTTCGTGCGGATCTTCGAATCGGAGACGGTCATCTGCTTCCTGCTCACGCCAGCCTCCTCATCGCCCGCTCAAGCGCTGGGGCGATCCGTTCGGCGACCTCGTCGCCACGCTTCAAGAACGCCTCGGTCCACGTCTTCGGCGGGACGCTGTTGTTCGCCCACGCCTCGCGATTGCCGAACACCGGATGCCGAACCACGCCAGTGCGATCGAGTAGTGCGATCAGCGACTTCTTCGGCACACCCAGCGCCAGCTCCATCCGGATACCGGTGATCGACACCCCGACCCGGCTGCGGGCCAGCAGGTAGCCCGCCAGCCCGCCGCCCTGCGGCATCTGCTCCGCGCCGGCCTCCAGCACCTCGGCGCCGAGTTCCTTCGACACCGTGCGCAGTTCGGCCCGGATCTCCCGCTGGATCTCCTTCGGCGCCTCCTTGAGCTTCGCCGCGAACTCCCGGTAGTCGCCCGCGTCGATCTGCGTGGGCATCTACAGGGCGGTATCGGCGCTGCGATAGACGAGCTGCAGCAGCGGGTTCGTGCCGTTCTCCAGCGCGGTGAAGCTGCACGACGCCTTCGTGGTCTCCCCGGTCGGCTTCGGCAGTTCACCGTCCAGCCGCATGTTCGCCACTGCGATCTGCACCGTTTCGTAGATCGCGCCCGTGATGAGCGCCGACTGGAAGTTCGCCACCAGCACCAGATCGGTGTCGGCCAAGTAGGCATCCCGGTACACCGTGTCGCTGTACTCGATGCCGAGCACCCCGGACACCCCGGCCATGCCCGGGATCGGGATCGCCTTCTTGCCTGCGGCGCCGCCGAGGTAGCGGGCGGTATCGGCGTTGCGGGTGACGTCGAGCGAGAAGTTCGTGACGTTCGCCAGCGCGGTGCCGCCGCTGCCCAGGACGGTCGTGGTAGGCGCGGTGTAGGTACCGCCGTACAGGCTGCAGCCGGCGAAGCTGAACAGGTTCGCCCCGGTCGGGTAGGACGCGGACGCGAGCGCCGTCGCGGTCGCCATGTCGCGCGCGTCTACGTCGTACTTCACCTTGAGGATGTCGGCGTTGTCCATCGAGAAGCCAAAGCTCGGGATGGTGCAGCCGGTCGCGGTGAACGGGTCCACGGTAGCTGAGCCGTCGCTTGCGATCCTCGGAACACCGAGCTGCCCGGTGAATGGCTTCAGCGCACCACCCAGGGTGAACACCTGCTGGTAGGCGCCCGTCAGCGAAGTGACCGTCGGAGTGCCGCCGAACATCTTGTGGAACAGCAGCCCGAAGCCCTTGCTGAGCACTTCGTGGTTCATGCTCGCGCCGTAGTCGCCGTTCGGGGTGACCCGGCGGTTCGACCGCGGACCGATCGCGCCCACCTTCATCCCGGTGCCCTGCCGACGGTTCGGACGGTAGTCGAACCCGTCGCCGGCCTGCACCTCGTAGAACCGGGTCACGGTCACCGGGGTGCCGTAGGTCGTCTCGTCCGCGATGCCGAACTGTGCGTCCAGAACCGTCGCCATCATGCCTCCTGAGGCTCAGGAGCCGGCACCGGCTCCGGGTTGGTGATCTTCTTCAACGCCGCCTCGGCGGCCTTGTCTGCGGGCTCCCAGCCCTGCCGCAGCAGGCTGTCGGCCACCGCGGCATCCTTTACGTCCACAACATCGCCGGGCGTAACTTCACGCCCCAGCGCCGGGACTTCCACCGGGAACGGCCCGGCGTACTTGATCTTCACGATTCACCCTCCCGGTCTACGGCGGTCTTCGCGGCCTCATCCAGTCCCGCATAGCAGACGGCTTGAAGGACTCCGATTTCCTGAGAAATGTTGACGAGCATGTAGAAGATCGCCTCTGCCAACTCTCCCTCGGTGTGCATGGAGAAGGCCTCAGAGAATGGGTCTAGCTCCGTGACCACCTGATTTATGACACCCTTTTCCGCACTCACGATGTCGCCCTTTCCAGACGTGCTTCGAAGTCGACGGAGAACAGCAGGACGGCCAGCGCGCCGCGGGTCGTCGCCCGCTGGTCGAACGAGGCCGAGGTGACCGAGGTCTTCACGACGCCGTCCACGGCCAGCCGGGTGTCCGCCCACAGCATCTGCTGCACGTCGTGGAAGATGTCGTAGGCGGCGTCACGGGCCGCCTTCATCGCCCCATCGCCGAGCGAGCCGTCGAACGCCATCGCGGCGCACACGATCGAGCCCGTCTCCTTACGGGTCTGCGCGGTCGCGTTCGGCCATTCCTGATTAAACGTGGCCGCCGCGTTGTCGGTCGCGGTGCTGCGCGGGTCGGCCATTCCGACGTACAGCACCAGGTCGGCGTCATCCCCAACCGGATCCGGTCCGTCGACTACCAGCACATCGGATCGGCGATTCCGGTAGGCCGCGATCAGCGCGTCGATCAGCGCCGGGACGACCGAGTCGCTGGCCATCAGCCCACACCGCCCGGGAACAGCAGGTAGTCCCGACCCACAGCCAAGGCTGTGTCCGGCACCAGGTAACCGGTCCCAGTCAGGTCGTCTTGCGCGTTCGGGTCGGTCTTGAACCGTCGCGTGATTCGCACATACTGATGGCCAATGAGCTTGGCCATCGACTTCGCCCACACCGGAGCGTTCTTCGTCTCATCCGTATCGGCAGTGGCGTCGTAGTAGCCCGTCTGGTAGCTCACCAGCAGGTCGCTCGACATCGTTCCGCGGTCCCTGCGGCGGAACACCTGGCCGTCTGCGGTGTAGTCGCCAAGCGCGAGCGCCGACCCGTCGAGATAGGCGGACACCGCGGTGAGCCCCTCGGTCGCCCGGTACTTCAGGCACGCCTCACGGGAGCCGGACAGTGGCACGATCTCGTCGGCCACGGCGGTGAACGCGATCGGCCCACAGAGTCGCTCCACCTCGGCGCAAGCGATCGCGCACGCCTCGACGTACTTCTCCTCGTCCGCCGCCTGCTTGGCGCCGGCCGCTCCGCGCAGGTCTGCGGTGGTGATCCAGACGGCCATCACGACCCCTTGCGGCTGCGGCGCTTCGGTGCCTCCGGCTCAGGTGCCCGGACGGCCAGACGCGAATTCACCAGGCTCTCAGCCTCGTCGTCCGGGAGGTCCACCACACCACCCCGTTCCGGCCACTCCGCGCCGTTCCGCGTGCCCGTGATGTGCACCTGCATGACGATCTTCACGGCGTCTCCTCTCGCGGGTGCGCCGGGGCGTCAGCTCGTGTCCGACGCCCCGGCGTTGGGGGATCAGGCGGTCGGCGTGGTCTTGAACGACTTGAAGGCGTTCGCGTCCTGCATGGTGCCGTCCCAGCGGTCGAACGCCAGGAAGCCGACCTGGCCGAGCTCCGCGTAGCGCTCGGTCAGCCGCATCAGCACCGCGGAACCGGTGACATTGCGGATGACGTAGGACGTCCGGATGTCGCCGTAGCCCAGCGACAGGCTGTTCTGGGCGACGGTGGCCATGTCGTTGTTCACGATGGCCGGGCGACCCAGCAGCATGTCGGGGGCGCCGGCCTGCACCGACGGCTCCCAGATCGGCTTGCCGGCGGTGTCCTTCAGCTTCCGGACCGCCTTGCGCATGGTCTGGTGCATCATCCACTTGGCGTTCTGGCTGTTGCCGTAGGCCGGGTCGAGCGACTCCTGGAGATCGACCAGGTTGTCGTAGGAGATGCCGGTCGTGGTGGCCAGCGAGCCCGACCCGGTGACGCCGATGGTCGCCGAGACCATGATTCCGTCCGGCGTGGTGGTGCCGGCGCCCACGGTGAACTTCGAGGACAGGATGCGCCCGATCCGCTCGCCGAGCTTGCGGGCCAACCACTGTTCGGAGACGGTGGAGTCCTGCAGGAACGGCAGGGAGGCCTTCACCATCTTGCTCGAGAACAGGTAGGCGTCGAGCTGGCCCTGCCCGAACACGATGTCCTGGTAGGCGACCTCGGTGTTCTCGCCGACCTGCTCGCCGACGTTGCCGGTGTCGTCGTTGCTCGGCCATGGCAGGGTGACGCCGGACTCGGTCGAGATGAACTCTGACTCGCTGAGCATGACGCCGTAGGCCTTCATGGTCTCGACCATGACGGCGCGGAAGGCCGGGGGCACGGTGTAGCCGCCGATGCTGCCGGACCCGACGCCGAGCGCGGCGTTCTTGACGTCCTGACGGCGCGTGGCC